TATAAAAAAGAGTTTTTTGTTTTTTATATGGTTTTTTGATATAAAAACAGGGATTAATCACCTATTATATAAGAAAGAGAGTATCAGTATTGGGCGGAGGATCGGTCAATATTTACAAAATAATTTCATAAGTTATTATATATCAACATAATCTACTCCGCGATGGCGGACAGTATTGGGTATTGGCTCTCCAATATGACCATATAATTAAATTATTTGTGCGTTTCTGTATACATATTCTCGAAAAGTGAACTTTTTAGACCCCCCTATATGCCAATACTGCAATATCGGTTTTGAAAAAGTTTTGAGAAAAATAAAAATCGATTTTTGAAAATGTGGTTTTTAGAAAATAGTTTTTTTCGCCACCGACACCTGTCCGCTCAAAATAAATCACCACCCCCTGACCAATATATATTATATTAAAACTATCAGATCAATGACCCCTGTCGTCGACAGGAGGCTCTTCAACCAAGAATAAACGGAGGATAACTTGTACAGACATTTATCCTAATGCCTACTATCAAAACAAAACCACCGAAGAGCGTAACTTCGGAAGTCATTAACCGTTATGTCGCACTCGTCAAGGAAGGACGAGGTCCTAAAGAAATCCAAGAAGCGCTTGGCATGAACGGGAGTGAGTACAAACAAGCGATACCATTCCTACGTCAAGGCTTCGAGGACGCCACCCGGGCGGACTCAACGTCCGCTGCGGGCGGCCAATCTTTTTATTTGTCTTTCGATGGATTGAAGGATAAATTTTTAAAATATATTCAATCCGGGCTATCTGTCGAAAAAGCCCTCCGAATAACTCAGGTTCCCGAACCGGTATTTTCCTTTTGGCGTAAAGATAAAAATTTTCTTATTCGTCAAGAATACGCTAAAGAGATTGCTATTGAGCGAGTAGAGCGGGCGCTCTATCGAAGAGCTGTAGGTTTTGAGCATGACGCTTCTTTCTCGGTTGAAACAGAAACGGAGGGGACGGGAGAGCATGGCGCGCCGTTCGGAAGCAAAATAAAAACGACAACTAAAAAGCGGAAAGTCGTTTATCCGGACGTGAGAGCTATAGAGACCTACCTTTACAATCGAGCCCCTGACCGATGGCAACCGCATGGGTTGCCTGGGGAAGGTGGTAGCAAAGGCCGGATCGTTGAATTCCTCGATGAGTTGTGTAAAGAGGGGGGTTCAATTGATGATTAATTTGAACGTCGCCAAAACCGTGGAGCAAAAAATGGTTGCTGAAAAACGCAATCCAATGCTTCCCCATAAAAAGCAGATTGTCGCTATACGGAATAGCTCAAAGCGTATCAACATTCTCGAAGGGAGCGTTCGCTCAGGCAAAACGCTCGCTTTCCTTTGGCGGTGGATACGTTACGTTGCAACTGCTCCCGAAGGCGATCTTGCCTTGATAGGAAAGTCCTCCGGATCGCTTTACAGAAACATAGTTCGGCCCCTTCAAACCCTGCTTGGCTACGAGTTAAATTACTCCCCTGGCAAGCATGAGGTTGATTTATGGGGAAGAAAAATGTTTTGCTTTGGAGCTTATGATGAAGGGTCCGAGGGGATAATTCGAGGAATGACGCTTGCCGGAGCCTTGGGTGATGAGCTTACCCTTTGGCCGAAGAGTTTCTTTATGATGTTGCTCGAACGGTTGTCTGTAAAAGGAGCTCAGTTTTTCGGAAGCACTAACCCAGATTCGCCATACCATTATCTCAAAACGGATTTTCTTGACAACCCGGAATTATCCCTTTATCAAGAACATTTCGCTCTCGAAGATAATCCGTCATTGGACCCCGAATATGTCAATAATCTCAAAAAAGAGCATATTGGTCTTTGGTATAAAAGATTTATAGAGGGTTTGTGGGTCCTTGCTCAAGGGGCAATTTACGATTTTTTCGATGAGTCGATACATACAATTGAACCGAAAAAACTCCCTATCGCATATTCGCATTCGGTGGGTATTGATTATGGAACGATGAACCCCACCTGTTTTATTTTGTTCGGTGAGCAGAATTCCGGTAGGCTCAAATGCTGGGCGGAGGATGAGTATTATCACGATTCACAAAAAGCATTATGCCAAAAAACGGATGCCGAATATGTTGACGATTATTTAAAATTCGTAGGAAGGATTCCGATAAGCAACGTCTATGTTGACCCGTCCGCTGCTTCGTTTATTGCAGAGCTTAAACGGAGAGGGGTTTGTAATATTCGAGAGACGGATAATTCAGTTCTTGACGGAATACGATTTCAAGCAACAATGCTCAAGAACGGTGAGTACGTGATTTCTCGAAAATGTCGTCAGGTGATCAAGGATTATGGAGCTTATTCCTGGGATACAAAAGCTCAAAGAAATGGAGAGGACCGTCCGCTAAAACAGAACGATCATACGAAGGATCCTGAGAGATATTATCTCTATAACCGGTATGGTACACATAAAATTGATTATTCAGCATTGACTAAATGGTAAATAAAGGAGGAAAGATGGGAAGTATAATATCACCGAATGGAAACGGATTGGATTATTTGACCATGATGAAACGAGCAGCCGACAGAATTAATTTGGTGTCCGGTCAAGTTAACTTTCTTCTCGAAGAGTTATACATTGCTACGAACGGAGAGCACGGTTGTTTTAAACGGAACCAGAAACTCAAGGACGATACTCGGCATGCAATAGAGCTGCGTCTCGGTCAAAGAGAGAAGCCGGTAAAGGTCCAAGTTCCGACTCCTGACTTTACCCGTGAGCAAATGAAAAAACTCGACGCTGAAATGAAGAAGTAAGGAATTATTATGCTGTCAAAAAAACGAAGAGAAGCGGCCCTTGACCTTATAGAAAAAAATCAAAGGTCATGGGTCCGTCAAGACGGTTGGGCAAATCTGCTCACAGGCATGGGAATTAAAGGACGGGATGCAACTGCACACACTACCTATCTTGCCGATGCTCGTCTTGAGTACTACGAACTTACGCAGATTTATCGAGGAGATGGCATTGCTCGTAAGGCGGTCGATAGGCCGGTCCATGATATGTATCGGGAGTGGTTTGATATTGAGGGAGACACGGACGGCATAATCAACACCGAACTTCGAAAACTTCAGGCAAAGAAAAACTTGAAGCGGGCACAACGGTTCGGTTATCTTTATGGCGGAGCGTTGGCTATACTTGGGATTGAGGACGGGGGAACCTATGCTGATCCGGTAAATGAGAAAAAAATACGCGCTGTCCGACATATCCACGTGTTCGATCGCTGGAGGGTTACCCTCAATACGGCTGATCTCTATATTGACCCGGACGTTGACAAATATGGAAAACCCGAATACTATAACATCGTACCGATTTATGGGACGCCTTTTCGTGTTCATGAATCCCGGGTGCTTCGGTATGAAGGTGTTGACGTTGCGGACCAAATTCGAATCCAGAATCAGGGTTGGGGCGACTCAATAATCCAGTCGATGTATGGACGCATGAGAGGGCTCGGGGAATCGTATGACTCTATCGAAAATATCCTCAAAGAATTTATCATCGGAATACTAACCATCGACAATCTTCAGGAACTTATCGCGAACGGAAAAGAGGGGTTGATTCAAAAGCGACTTTCTCAGATCGATCTTTCGAAGCACATCATCAATTCGGTTTTAGTTGACAAAGAAGAAAAATACGAGAGGGTAACTTCGACGGTGGGAGGGCTTGGAGATCTTATTGACCGGCTTATCGAAGCGGTGTCCGCAGTAACAAGCATTCCTGTTTCTATTCTCATGGGCCGAAGTGTTGCCGGATTATCGGACGCAGAGACAGGGCAAACGAGGTTTTATTACGACAAGATCGCCGCGCAGCAGGAGGAGGATGCCCTACCACAAATCGAGCAATTAATCAGGTACATAAATATCGCTGAAGGGAATCCGCTGGGGGAGGAATGGAAAGTGAACTTCAAGCCTCTCTGGCAGCCGACGCAGAAGGATCTTATCACGACAAGGAACCTTCAGGCTCAGATCGATAAGATGTATGCGGATATGGGAGCCGTCTATCCCGAGGAGATCGGGCAATCGAGATTCGGTGGTGATCAGTACTCTTATGACACCATCTTGTCGGATGCTCACAAGGCGGAACTTGAGGCATTCGCTCAGAGCCCGGATGGAAATGAGTCGGCCATCGCTGAGCAGAAACGCCGAGAGGAAGCAGACTCGGTAGAGGACGGAACCAAAAAGAAACAGGATGGTCATAATAATGATGGAGGTCAGGGCTCGGGAAATTTTGGTCACGAAGGTCGTCCTGGGGAGATAGGAGGATCGGGCGGTGGCGGTATTCTATCAAGGGATTCCGTGAAGAGCGGTGTATACACAATCAATGAGGCTCAGGCGTTAATTACAAAAGAAAAGATCTCTGAGGACGTTCAGGATGCGGTAATTGGTGACGTTGGGAGTAAAGGTTTAGATCATTTTGAAAAAGGAAATTTTGGAGCTTCCGGAGATTATTTTGATACTCTTGGGGATTTTGCCGTGTACCAGAATAACGGTTCGAAGGATTTGTTATATAAAGCCGCAAAACTATCCGATGAGTTGAATGAGCAGTTCAAAAGTGAGAAAGAAGAGGATAAGGAGTTCACGAAAGAGTCTTTTATGGCTCGATTAAAGGGAGACGTGTTTTCGGATTATTCTGAGATGGTTGACAACTTGCAATATTTAAAAGGACTTCGACATTGAAACCAAAAATAAAAATGCCGCGGATTTTCTATCCGAAGGCGATCGCCCTCAACTACAAGGTCCACCTGCGAGGGCTGATGAAGTCCTGGATCCTGAGGATTTTTGAAACCCTTGAAAGGAAAATCCCTCCAGCGATTGCCGACGCCGATCAAGAGCATAGGACCGATGCATGGCCCGAGGCGGTCACGGAGATAATGGGTCAGCTCCGCTTGTCATTTGAGTCTGATATTCGTGCGAATGAAACCTATGCGTTGAACATAGGGCAAAGGACCTCAAAGTGGAATAACACGCAATGGCGCAACACCATGAAATCGGTCCTCGGCGTAGAGGATATTTTCCGTAGAGACAAGTTCCTCGCATCGAGGTTAAAGTCATTTGTCAATATGAATACCGAGCTGATCACCAAGTTGTCAAATGAGACTCTCGCCAATGTGCATCGTATTGTCGAATCGGGAATCAAGTCGGGTGATCGCTATGAGTCAATCAAGGACAATCTTCTCGAAGAAGGATTTACGGACTCGGAACGAAGAGCCGAGTTCATTGCTCGGGATCAGGTTAGTAAGCTCAATGGGGAGCTGACCGAGGCCCGGCAAAAAGCGCTTGGATTGGAGTACTATACTTGGCGAGCCAATACGGATGGAAGGACTCGGGGAGATCCAAACGGAAAATATCCGGACGCCAACCCGTCACATTGGGTGCTGAATGGTATGCTTTGTAAATGGGATGACGATTCCGTGTACTCGGATGACAATGGGGAAACGTGGAAGGACCGATCCGAGATTGACGGATTCATTGGACATCCTGGGGAGGATTTCGATTGCCGTTGCTATGCGGAAGCGGTTCTTGATGACTTGATTGAGGAGGAATGATGAGCGAAATTTTAAATTCATCTATCGAGGATTTGAATAAATTCCTTATTGGAAAGGAATTTACAGGCAAAATAGTTTTGACCCTTCATTGTCGAAATGGCTCTGTTGGAAAATGTACGGCGGAGGCGATTGCAAAAGACATAGATATTTTGAGAGGAGAACAGCATGAAGAGAAAACCAAAAATCTATCGCAAATGCCCGGTATGTCTTCGAAGGATTCGCCCGCAGGGGTTTCATAACCACTATACCGCTCATGATAGGCGGAATGAGACGCAAATGTCATGTTTTGGGGACATTTGCTATTGTGAAAAGTTTGGGGAGGAGCTGGTGTGCGGAAATAGGCAATGCTCAAAAAGATTAGCTCCGAATAAAAAATAATTTGCTTTTATTGTTGATATTCGTTATATTAATATTGTTCGCCGGTTGCGAGATTATATCAACCCCGGCATGTTTAAACATAATTGACGGTAGCGCGATCGTATCAACCCCGTCAAATTTACGATAAGCTTTAAATGAGCTTGTTGTATTTTGGCGGGGTTTTTGTTTTTTTCCCGCCTTAACGAGGAGACCCAATGGCTCGTGAAATCCGATTCGACAGGTATGATTTTTCAAAAACCCGAAAAACCAAAGAAGGGTATCTTCATCATGATTCCGCAGTAGTTACACGGACCGGAGTTTTTAAATACGTTAATCCTAAAGACGGGTCAGTTCGACTTGAGCTTCGCCACCCGGATGAGGTATTCCGCAAGGATTCCATGGACACTTTACGGATGCTTCCGGTAGTAAATGGTCATCCTTCTTCCGCTTTGGTGAATGCGACGACTGCACGAAAATATCAATGCGGGCATACGGGGGAGAATTACAAACGCGACGGGAATTTTGTACGACTCCCCGTTACCGTTACCGATGAAGCAGCTGTAAAAGACGTTGAAGGCGGACGAAATAAACTCTCCCTGGGATACGAGACCGATACGATCAAGGAAGACGGCACGTATGAAGGTCAACCCTATACTCACCGTCAAACGAATATTACCTACAATCACCTTGCCTTGGTCGACGTTGCGCGGGCGGGAGACGTAGCAAGGCTTGACGGAGAGGTACTTGTCCACGACTCCGAAGATAAAAAAGAATGGACCGATCAAGAAATCAGCGACAAAATCGCTCTTTTGATAAATGAAGGAAAGCCGAAAGATCAAGCGGTTGCTATAGCCTATCAAATGGCAGGCCGCTCGAAAAAAGACGGGGAAATCAATAACGAGAATAACCATACTCGAAAGGAAACAAAAATGGCGAAAATCACCCTGGACGGTATCGAATATGAAGCCGCTCCCGAAGTCATCAACGCATTGACAAAAGCGAATCAGCGAGCCGATTCCGCCGAAGGAGTGCGGGATACGCTCAAAGCCGAAAATGCCACCCTGAAAAATCGGAACTTGGACGGTGAAGTCAAGGCGGCGGTTACCGCACGAATCGCCCTTGAAAGAAAAGCGTCGGTTTGCCTTGATGGCGAAGACGTATCTTCCCTGAGCGATCGTGAGCTTAAAAGCAAAGTTATCGTGAAGCAGTTTCCTACGATCAAACTCGATGGCAAAAGCGATGATTACGTCGCGGCTTGCTTCGACAATGCGATTGAGCTTGTTGAAAAAGCGCGGGGAGACGAGGGAATGCGTTCGCAACGTCAGCAATCCGGTGGAGAAGGGTTTCGTGGCGATGGCAACGCAACCGATCCGGTCGAATCGGCGAGAGCCAGAATGGTTGCGCGGATGCAAGGAAAAACGGATAAATAACAATCAACCGATATACAAGGAGATTACAATGCAAACCTCTTATAATACCAATATGTCCGTTGCTAATCCCGGCATGATCGCCGACGCAACGTTTGATATGATTGAAAGTTTTCAGGCGTATGAAGAAATCGGACTTGGCAAAGGAATAGTCAAACGTGACGGATACGATCTTGTCGGTCGCCTTCCCAAAGCCAACAAAAGTACGCTCGTTTTCAGCGGTGATTTAATCACCGATAACGTCGTCAATCTCAAAGTCAACGGAACGTCGATTGCCCCGGTTACGTTTTCCGGAACGCATGCCGCGACGATGGCATTGCTTATTGCAGCAATCGAAGCGCTCACGACGAAAGTTGTAGATGCCTATCTTGACACAAGCGATACAAACAATCGTACGCTTATTATCTAGGCGATTGACGGACTCGATTTTATCGT